CCATACTTAGCTTGCCAAATCGTAACGAGTTGAGACAAAGGCATCATGTATGCCTCTCGTTTATTAGGATTAAACGTATTAAAGGTTTGATTAAGTATTCCGCTTGCTATTGCATCTTTAGTTACCTTCATAGACTTCGCTAGTTTTTTTGCGTAGTCCTGCGCAATCGTGGGGTCGTCTTCGAATAGATTGTTGTATATTTTTGCTTGCGTCGAGTTCATTGTTACTGTTTTTATTTTTGCCATTTACTTCTCCTTTGTTTTAATCTGGTTTCCTACATACAAACTTCGAGCGGTCTGTTAAGTAGTGTTGCTCTAATTCCCCTACTCCGTAAAGTCTTGCATAAACATATTTGTAGTAGGGATCGCTCGTGACGCACATAACATCCACCCATTCATTGCCATATCTAACTAACCATAAGTTAACCAAATCTTCTATCTTCAGATTGAATGGTGCAGTCGTAAGTTCATGCTCTTGTAGACAACTAGCGTGTTCGTGTACTGCACGAATGTTTGCTTGCGCAAGGCTAAATGCCGTCGCCGTGTTGTTAATAGCGACAGTGTACGAGTTCGGATTCAAACTCATTTGTTGTCACCTTGGTTGGTACTCCTTGAACGCAGTCTTAAATTACCCTTGGTTGACTTACCGCCCTTGCGTAACGGTTTGATATGGTCGATGTCCTTGCCAGTTCTGTCGATGCCTTCCTTGTCGTACATCCTGCGTGCACGTTGGCGTTCATGTTGGTCAGAACCCGGACCGGACTTGCCGGTTTCCAAATCACGTTTGTATTCTTTTTTGTAGTCACGTTTGCGTGTAGCCATTTTTGTTTCCTTTCAACGGGTGTCAATCTTTTCGTTTGGTATTGAATTCACATGTCTTGACCGGGCACCATCCACAAAGCGGAGTCTGTGTTGGGTTCCATACATCGGTAGCTACGCAGTCAAGCAACTTGCCGTAGCGCTCACGAAACTCCCACCACTTCGCACCTGATTCCTCATGCGTCATAGACATCTTAACCATATCATCTTTCAGTACAAACATCAAGGCGGCGTTTACTTTCCTGATATGCGGATGTAGCTTAAACACCATGCACGCCATCAGCGCCAACTGATCCCTATCGGGATACTTGTTGTTGCCTGTTTTCCAGTCCACAACCCATGCGGTCAGATCGTCGTCATCAATGATCAGCATGTCGGCAATACCTCTTACCCAAACACGTTTGTCAAACCAATCGCAAGGCTCAAGGTTAGCGGTGAGCGCCATCTTAGTCTCGGCTGACACACGTCCTTTCTTAGCTTTCAATTTGTCCACAATGGGGCGCATGAACGCAAACTTCTCGTCCAGATCTTCTGAGCCCTTGATATAGTTCTCCACCGCTTTGTGCAGTAAGTTCCCGTACTTCATCTCAGCAGACTCTACGAACGGATACTTTTTCAGTATCTTGGTTTCATGGTAGCGCCTTGCGCATCCCTCAAAATCTTTTAGGGCAGAGTGTGACCAAGCGATTGGTTTGACGGTAGGGTTGGGGTGCATAGTTTTCCTAGTTGTTAACGGTACTCTACATTGGCATGCAAAAACATAAACATTTTAAAAGCTTCATGTACACGCATAAAATCAGGGCAAGTGGGCAGTAGATAGTTCCCGTTGTTAGGAGCGGGCGCACTTAACATCCACGATTTTGACACGCCGGTGATGTAGTTTGGTGTTCCTTGCTCTACAAGTTTATAACCCGCCGACTCCATGAGCATCAACATCTCCTCGTCGCCAAGGTGTGCGAAGTCATCCTCATCGGGGAACTTAAAGTTTAGCTGATACGATGACATCTGTTAACCTATCTGCAAACGCATTGACGAAACGCTCATTACTTTCTAAATCGTGCCCCATATCTTTGAGGATAGCGTGTGTGACTTCATGCCAAAACGTATCAATGACCTCACGCTTGGGGTGCGGTTTGCTATCGTATGTACTGTGCGTGGCTATCTGAACGAGTCGTTTGCTGTACGTAACTTGACCCATCGAGTCTGTACCCGGTATGTGCTTGTGCACCTCAACCTTGTACGTGTGCTTGCCGATTGTGAATTTTGTTGGTATCTTCATTTACTTCTCCTAGCTCTTTGCTAATCCATATCTACGGTGAACGCCACCGTCAGCGTTGAGTGGTATGCCCGGTAAATACCGTGGCTCCATAGTCATCTGCGCCAAGACCCAAGTCTTAGCGTCATCTGCTTCCTCATCCGGCACAACGCAGATTAACTCGTCGTGCACAGTTCCCTTGACGGGGTATCTCTTTTGTACCCTGAGCATACCGTCCGTCATCACAATACGCGCAACACCTTGAATGATGTTGTTCGTAATCTTACCCGCATACAGCTTAGTCGCATCCTCGCCGTACACCCAGTGTGTCTTCTTATCCTCGTCCTTGATCTGACGTAGATCAGGATACAAGAGCTTCATACCGTTGGGTAATTCTATCTCACCTTTACGGAAAATTATACACTTATAAGACATCTCCTCGCCATTGATTAGACAACGCGCCATCATCTCCTGACACATCTCCCAGAAACTTACTACTGGTTGAGCAGTACGTCTGTATATATCAATGATTGCTTTAGACGCCACGCAATGAATCAGCAGTTCACCATCTGTACATGTGTGCGGGATGTCCGCCATCTTCTCTAAGTTTTCTTTGTTATCCAAGAACTTCTCAACGTACTCTTTATCAACGCCTAACTTCTTTGCGAAATCTTTCGTGTATCTGACTGGCGGAGCACCAAGAAAGCCCACGAGTAACTGCGTAGCGAACGATGCCCAACCGAGACCATACCCGCAACCCAAGAGCGCACTTTTTGCAGACTGCCGTAGGTCGGGATGCGATTCCTTACTAAGTCCTGGTATGTTAAACATTTGCGCGCCGAACGAGGCGTAAGCGTCAGCGCCACTCCTGAAGATGTCGAGCATGTCTTCGTAATCGGCAAACCACGCAAGTACTCTCGGCTCAATCTGCGAGAGATCCCCCACGACCAACTGATAGCCTTCGGGAGCCATAATCGCTTTGCGTAAGAACGACCCTCGTTTGAGGTTTTGCATATTGATAGCGGAGCCTTTTGACGCCGTCCAACGTCCCGACTTCGCTCCGTAGTACGATAGCGGAACCGGTAATGCACCGCGTTGGCTGATGTCGAGGAATCTCTGTGCTCGAGTTCTTTCAGTAGTAGATTTAACCTTAAGGCGAGCTTCACAAACAAGGGCAACGTCTTCGTTCTCTCCGTTGAGTAGGGCTTGGAAGTGTGCATCGTTTTTAGCAAGTGCAAGGGTTTGCTTACCCGTGGTTTTACTAATCTTCGTCGGAGGGTCCACTCCGAGTGATTTAAGTAAGTCTGCAAACTGCTTGTTCGAAGCGAGTGCAGTCTCATCCACGCCGAGCCTTTGTAATAATCCTTCACGTTTATCCCTTTCATCTGTGAGCGCCTCAATCAGCATGCGCTTATCTAACTCCAATACAGGCTCCGTATACATACGAAGTGTCATGTCTATCAGTCGGAGTTCTTTAGTAGGATAGCCTTGTAGAAACCGTCCGAAAATTTGTTCACATAGGTATACATCGTGTTTGCAATATTCTGCCAATTCTCGCTCAATAGCGCTGTCACTAAGTCGTTCGAGTCCATCCGTTGAATATACTGCCTTTCCCTTGGGAGGGAGTCCAAATGCTTCAGCCAATCTTGCAAGTGAGTTTCCAACTTCCACGCCACGCAAAGCTCTTGCCATTGATAGCGTGTCAAAGATAAAGGCGGGTTTGATTCCGTATTTCCACGAGATGATCGAGACGTCGAACTGCGCGTTGTGGGCAAGAATGGCGGTCTCTTTCCAGTTGTACGTAGATAAGATGCGTGGTAATTCATCTCCTCTGTACCATTGGGTAACTTTGTCTGTTCCGTACTCATGGATACAGGCTCCGAAAGCTGTGAATCGTGCATCTCTTATGTACTCCTCGGTTGTCATCTTCGATAGTGTGTACTCTTTACTGTCCCACCTTGTTTCAAAGTCAATGGTCAGTATTGTCTTGTATGGTGCGCTCATGTGTTGCGCTCCTTCAAAATATCTTCGACTTCAAGACACAGATCATATGCACCAAGTTTTTTGTTTGAAAGATATTCCAAGTCTTTGTCTGTCAACCCTACCCACTCTTTCCCCTCCACCAACCACACCACTTCATCTTCTTTAATCAGTCTCTCGTGCGGATTAGGAAGTCCCATACACCCACGCTCAAAGCAACCTCTGTCAACCATTAGCTTTTCAGTCATGTGCTTCTCCTAGTTAAACATTTCTTTGGGCGGTGCATCCTTCATCAACGTCTCTTGTGCATAATCGTTACCAAATCTAAGTAGCTCCGCCGCAAACATGGAGTTCGCATTAGCAGAGGCAAGTGCAATCGAACCGTCGTTGCCATCTGAGAATACTATGACTGCGCTGAACGGACTGTCTTTGCCGTAGCATGCAATAAGTTTGGTAGTGATGAACTGCAAGTGTTTCTTTTCCTCGTCATCCATACCGCCCACAATCTTCTCTATAAATTCTTTGTAGTTATCTGATTCCATTTAACAGTTCCTCTAGTTTATCGATGTTCTTCTCGTTGACCACAAGCGCTTCGCCTCCCGCTTGCATAATCCTGTTAAGGTTATGCTCTTGCAACGCTGTGGTCTTTCCTCTACCCGCCTTTGCCTCGATGCCAATAAACAAACCACGGTGACACACTAGGAAGTCGGGCGTGCCCGCATTACCGAACCCACTACCAATCGGCATGGAATAGTAAGCGCCTACTCGTTCTAGGATTGCCCTGATTTGTTTCTTGACCTTAGCCTCTGGCGTCATTCCCATGTCTGGACTCCGTCGTAAACTTCGTTAAGTTTCTCCAAGTAGTGGCGCGCCTTATTCATGTCTTCATCGGCTGATCCCTTGCGCCCTGCACGCATAGAATACTTGATGACGTTGCCCTTTAAGAATCCTACGAATTCCTCTGTGGTCAAGACTGCTTGCATAACAGTCCACGGTTGTAGTGGCATATCTTTATAGTGGTTACCGCCCACTTGTTTTTCGTCTGCGCTCAAAATAAAGCCTCCTCGTATTGTGTTGTGTCTACTTTTTTCCGCTTGATTCTTTTGGGCTCGTTGTTAAGGAGCTTCGTGGGGAAAGGCCAAGTTGGATTTCTTCTGACCTTATCTGTCTGTTTAGGTAATTTCGTAGCCAATCATGTCCTCCTAAGTCGTAATACATTTCTTTCTGTGCATCACTAAGGCGTATGCTTACGGTTATGCTTCCTGTGATTTCACTTCTGGATCTTGGCATCATCCTTGTCCTTGTGATCGTGTGTTTCTGTTTCTTCTTTGTTAAAAAATATCTTCTTACAAACGGTGCACAACCAAGCAGGGCGAAAGATTTGATTCACCTCGCCTGTATGCACACCAAGAGGTCTGCCCTCATAGGTGTTGATCTTTTGGAACACTTGTTTTTTCCTCCATCCGGTCATCAGCACCTGCCGTCCATGTCCACGGCTTTAGCTCTGTACTGACGTATCGCCTCTAACTTAGCGTAGAACTTTTGAACATGCACTAGCGCATCGCCGTAACGTCCGCTATCTACATCGTCACATATCACCTTCGCTTCTTCTATTGCGTTCTGATACAAGGCAAGCTCTGCTAGTGCATCGCCCAGTTGTAAGTCTATCTCTCTTGTTTGATCATCCATTTGTTTGCTCCTAAAAATTTTGTCAAAATTGTCTGAAAACTTATTGTAGTCTGTTGGTCGTTGCGCTGACCCTTTACCTCCATCACTCATCGTGCACTCCTAATATAAATAACACATAACAAAACACCACAGTGATCCATGTTGATGCTAAACACAGAACTGCAAGCGTCATTAAAACTTCTAGTATGTCGTTCATTTCTTTCTCCTTAAAAATGGTGAGGGGGAAAATAGATTCCGCGCCCCCTCGGTTCGCGGTGAAGGAGGTTCGGTAAGCCCAAAATACCAGAGCATTGGGGAAGCCTACCGAATCAGTTTTAGTAGAGTCACATCTATTAGGCTCGTCTACCATTAGCAACTGTGAAATGCCCCAATGCTAATTCGAAAAGATTTCCTTTAATGCAGTATACAACTCTTTAGCCTGTGTAACAGACAGCTTGTCAAGTATTAGACTCGGTGTCCATTTGTCCTCGATAATCGCTTGGATCTCGTTGGGCACTTTAGGTCTGCGTGCGATTGTTACTACTTTCTTTTTAAAGTTCTTTGCCTTGACCGGCTGATACTCTTGAGTTACTGCAACAAGTTTCCCATCAACACGTTGCACAAAACCTGAGCGTATAAACTGCGTAACTAAAGATGAGACCGTTGTTTCTTTAAACCCTCTTGCGCCCAGTTCAAACGCTAGTTGCTTTTGCGTTAGGTTAGGATTGTCTCGGATGAAATGGAATGTTGCACGACTTGCGTTGTTGGTTGGTTTGAATAAGTGTTTAGGCATTGTCTTCTCCTTGTCTATGCGTTGTTGATCTTTATCCCATTCATTAGCGTCTTTTGTAAGTGCGCGCTTAAGTGCTTCTTGTATTGTTGACATACGTCCTCCTATATTGTTCCGTGCATGATTCTTTTACGACACTCCTCTTTTACTTGCAAAGGAATATCAGGCGAGATCTCAGACCAGTCGCATCGGTATATCACCACGCCTTGATGCGGAGCGAGTGACCAAATACCTAGCGTAGTTATCGCCGAGCAAACAACAGCAACGAGTATGAATTTAAATAGATCAGTCATAGTATCCTCTTGATAGCAAACCTAAGAACGCATATAACAGTATTCCATATATAGCAGTAAGTATTACAGTATCAGTAGTCCATGATGTCTCGACACCTAACAATGCTTTCTGTACCCAGTCTTGGTCGTGGTTATAGTAATTAACTTTAGGCTCGTAATAGATACCGATCTTTACTTTGCCTGTATCGTATGGTGTTACTTTCATTTACCTTCTCCTATTAAAGTATAAAAATAAAACGTTTTTCTTCGTCAGTTAAGTTATCAAGATGTTCCCACAATTCATCCTCGTACATTAACGAAAGGATGAAGAAAGTCATTGCAGAATCAAAATCATTTATTTCAATGTTTGTTTGCATTCTAGACAACACTAACCAATACGATTGTTTCAACTGAAAATACGTTCTTAAGTTACTCATTCTTGTCCCTTAGAAACTAAACTTGTCAAGGATCGCATCCACCGCTTTCTTGGTGTCTTGACGAACCGCCTCGTTCTTGCGTAGCTCGTTGGCATCTTTATGCAAGAGCGCTTGCTCAAGGGATTGCCGTGCCTCCTCCAAAGCCTTGTCACCCGTCACATTAAGAGCTTTGGTCAAGTCGCACAACTCGAGCGCACCATCAACGAGCGAGTCATGGAACCTACGTTGCTTCGCTTCACCACCTATGTAGTCAGTCGTCAGCCTATCAGACATACGCTTGAGGTGATCGCCTAGCCTACGCTTGATGTCCGCCATCGCATTGTCCACACGCTCTTGTGCCACGCGCTCCAACTGTTCCTGTAAATACTTCTGTGCATCATTGCCCACGTCCACGCGGAAGTCACCGCTTGCAGGCATCGGCATGTAGTTAACCCTGAACGCAAACTTAGTCATGATCTCGTTGGCAGTTGGGTAATCATCACGCTTGAACATATCCCCTAACGCCATAGCCTGCGCCGTAATGAGCGTAGGATAGATCTGCACAAATTCTTGTACGAGCTTGGTGAAGTCAGCCTCGAAGTCAGCCATCTTCTCACAGAACTTAATGAAGTTAACTGTCGGCAACATACGCAACCCTGAGTCACTCCAAGGCAACGTGTTGTCGTATACGAACTGGCGAATCTTACCAACGTATTGCACAATGTCCGCTAACTCATCACGCCCTGCGAGTAAGTTCTTGTTAACACGAGCAGAGTCCTTAGCCCCTGCGTTCTTATTGGACACGACCTCATCGGTCACGCCCTTGTCTAACTTGCGTGCAGTCCATACGCTTGCGTTGAACTCTACTAACATTGCACATGTGTCTAGGTTGTATCTTGTTGTCATGGTTGCTTCTCCTTTGTGGTTAAAAATTAGTAAATCTGTTGTGGGTTATTGAAATGGTCTTTGACTGCACGCAACACAAACTTGTTGAATGTGTATGCGTTGTTGACCATCATGCGTTCAAACACTGTACTATCGGATGACATCTTTGTCATCTCATCTCTCACTACTCGGCGTATATAGTTTTCAATCTCCTTCCTAAGTTCCTCATCGCCGTACTCCAACTGCATTGTGAGTGCGTTTGTTACTGAGTCTGTCATAACTGGTTCTCCTTTATTCTTGCTAATCTGATTCGGTTGATAACTTCATTGTGATGGCTTTGCAGTTTACGGTTGGCAGTCCGCGTACACAGCGCGCCGTACTGTTCCCACAGCACACGATAATCCCACGCGTTCAACAGTCTGTTAAACCTCGACTCGGACAGGAGCATGCCACTAACGTCTTTTAGTTTGAAACATTCATACCCGTTTGCTACCCAAAACTTTATGCCTGACGCTTCATGTATGAGGTGATACTCATCCATTATCCAAGGGCTAGTCTCTAACATCTCGCTGATCTCACGTCCTAGCTCGGACATGTATCTCTTACAAATACTTACTGGTATAAGTCGCATCATGATTGAATCCTTACTACCTTGCCGTGTTGTGGTACGAAGTCGGTGTTGTCAACGATACCCCACAGAGACGGGCAAGGCACGGCAGGATCATCACAGTACAAGTAACCGTCAGACAACCACAGTAATGCAGTAGGCTTGAGCTTCTTCTCCTCGATGTACTCGGTAACGCATGTCGGCGTAGTACCCCCGCCACCCTTGGGTGACATAAGACCTGCAATGCTGTCGTACTCATGAGGCTTGAACTCTTGGTCACCGCATACCTCTGTGTCCCACCACAGTACACGCACACCCTCGGGCTTAACGTCAGCACAGATCTTAGCGATCTCACCGAACACAAGACCGTAGTAAGGG